TTGACTATGTCGATGCGCAGGCTGGGCCACCCGAAGCGCGATGCCCTGCGCTCGGTCTCGCAGTCTGGCGCAAGGCGCGACTCGGGCAGGAACTCGCCGCCCATGGCGGTCTTCTCAAAGTCCTGAACCTCGAAACCATCTCGGTCATACCACCACCAGCGCCAAATGTAGCCATCGTGCGGGGCGTGCAGGCTGCCGCCTTTGCCCTCGACGGGATACGCGCCATTGGACTCGATCATGTTCTCCCTGCGCGTGGCGCGGGCCATCACATTGCGTGCGACCAGCACGAGGTGGCTGTCCATTCGCTCTTTAACTGCGATCACTAGATCCTGCATATCTATCTCCCTACGGGCCGCTTACGCGGCCCCGTGTTTGGCAAGGCAACGCTTGCATAGTTCTGGGTTGTCGGTCATGCCAAGAAAAGTATTTTTCGACACAACCCTCTCACTGCCGTTGCCGCAAACCGACGAGACTCGATCATCCATTTTTAGGTGTATGCGCTCGACGCTAGTTTTACCGCTAGACATTTTGTAGCTAAACCCTGTCATCAGTTCCTCCAGACCGCTTACGCGGCCTTCCGTTGTTTTAAGATTTCTTCTCTTAACCAGTTTTGGTTGGTAACTAGGTGCTTGGCCCATTGTCTGGTATCAGCACGGTAGCCGGTTATTGAGTATGCGAATTTGATCCCGCCCCGCTCCCCGACTGAATAAACTACATAAACACCTTTGTCTGGGTCATCTGTAAATTTTGTGTCACCAGTAATTGATAGTGTTGTGCCGTATATGGATTCTTCGATCTTGACGGTCAATTCAACACCTGCGATAGCCGCCAGTTCTTGTGCGCTGTTTAGGTGTGCTTGTTGTGCTCTGGATAATGTCATTTTGTTGTTCCTTTTCATTATTTTCTCGACGGGAAAAATTATCTCCTATTTTGTTTCTCTTGTCACCTAAAAGGGTACAAATAATTGATTTATTTATGAGAAAATTAAGGACCAAAAACCCACATATGGATCAACTATGTACAAATCTAAAAGCGCAGGCTTCAAAGCCGCACACAAGAATCGACCAGCAAGCAAGATGGAGAAGACAGCCCGCATGGTTGCAGGCAATCGCGCGCCTGTCGTTAAACCACCCTACCCACCACGCTAGTCGTGGCTGCAGCGAAACCAGCCAAGGGGAAGGCCCGCGTTAAGGTGACTGCCAGCGGTAAGCGGGTCAGCTATGGCCAGGCCGGTAAAGCCAAGACCGGAGGCGCGAGAGTGAAGCCGAATTCGGCAAAAGGCGATGCCTATTGCGCCCGGTCAGCTGGGCAAATGAAAAAGCACCCCAAGGCTGCGGCTAATCCGAATTCTCCGCTGCGGCTCAGTCGCAAGCGCTGGAAGTGTTCAGGCACCAAATCTAGGAGTAAGTAAATGGGCAAAGGGCTGTATTCAAACATTGCCGCTAAAAGGCGAAGGATCAAGGCGCAGAAGGCTGCGGGGAAAACGCCAGAGAGAATGCGTTCGCCTGGCTCAAAGGGAAGTCCGACTAACAAGGCTTTTAAGAAGGCTAGAAAAACGGCGAAAAAATAATTTTTTTTGGTGCGTGGGGGGCTACCCCTACCCCACCCCCCACCCCTGCATCGAAGGGGGGGGTCGCTGACCAACTCTGCTATGGCGAATCGGGGTCAATTTAACATAATGTACATTACGCGAATTTCACGAATCGCGTAAGTCATTGATTTAATTACTCTAACGACCAACATGGGCATTACGCAAATAATTATGCGCAGTTTTCGCCCCTTAACCCCTTGCTTTCGGTGCAATTTCCTACGCGCATGGCCGGGTGCGCCCGCCAGTGTGCGGGAGCTAGGTTCCACCCTCATCATGGTCAACAGTCACACCATTTGTGATCGCCCGTAACGCATCAAGATGCTGGTCACCCAGCGTCACATTGATCAGCGGGTCACGCTTCTCACGCCAGTTATCAGGGTTCACGTTACCGGCCAGCCACTTGCGCGTATCAATCCTTAGCTTCCTCACAGTCGCATCATGGGCATCAACAGTCGCGTCAGCGATCTCCAAACATTCTTCAGCAAGTGCGTCAGCCCATAGCCTGCGTGCTGACATATACCTATCGTGCCTACCTTCGGTATCCTCTAACCACTTATAAAATGCACGCCTACCAACTTGGCATTCCTTCATCGTATTAACGACAGTCTTACCACCAGCAATCATGTTGAAGATAGCGTCTTCGCCCTTCTCATCCAGCGATTTCATCTGCGCCCTTATGATTGGTCGTCCAGGCATCAGTCTGCTCCTAAGTCATTCAAAATATCATCGAGGTCATCGTCTAGCGTCTCGCGCATATCGAAGTATTCTTCAATTGAGCGCTTCCTACTCACCGGCTTCTCAGCCACCGGCTTGCTCTTCTCAACGGCCTTAGCAGGCTCTGGCAATTTAGCGCCAGCCACAACCTCGATAGTGTTCCATCTGTGTCCGCAATCGTAACACTCTCGCCTTCGTTTTACGCCATTCGCGTCTTTCGTAGAGTCCACAACGTGCGACCCCTTACCACACAGCCTACAATTCATATAAACCCCTTAGAACGCCTCATATGCGCTCTCAGCCGCTACTATCCGCTCCACCTGTGCTATCGCCTCACCCTTCGTCACCATATCCGTGGTGTATCTCAGCACCCGATAGCCAAGCTCTAATGCAGAGTTGTACTTAAAGCAGTCAGAACGAAAACCAGCACCAGTTGTGTGCCTCCCGCCTGACCACGTCCCACCCTCAACCTCTATCACCAGCGCAAACTGTGCCAGCAGGAAGTCAAAGCGAAAGCGCCGACCAGGGACCAACATCAACTCGCGCTCATAACTAATCCCCCTGGCATCAAGCTGGCCAGCCAATGCAATCTCGCCTTTGCTTCCAGCAGGCTTGTCACCAGCTGGCTTAGCCTTGGCCTTCGCCTTCGCTTTAGGCTCAGTCTTGGCCTTAGCGACTGCCTTCTTTCTCTTGGCTACCATCAGCGCCCACTATGGATAAAGCGGCTGATACGCTTATCCAATGGCCCAAGTGCGACACTTGAGGTCATATGTATATATAGAGCAAGTGTCGCAGGTGTCGCAGCCCCGTAAGTCATTGATTTATATGGCATTTTTCAGTGCGACACCTAAAAAACGCAAGTGTCGCATTTTCAAGGTGTCGCAAACCCGCCAGCCCTTGTCACAGCTACGTTTCAAGCTGCGACACCAAGAAAAAGTGCGACACCTTGGTAGTGTCGCAAGTGTCGCGGTGTCGCAGATTATGTTAAATAGAAATGGCATATCCCGGCGCTTATTCATCCACCAATCCATCAGTTATCCACTGCCCCACAGTCACAAATTTGCGCTTATGGCGGGCAGCGTCTGTCTTCTCAAGCTCTCGCAAAGCGCCTGATTTCAGCCACGCCTTGATGAACACCTTCACCTTGGCCTTAACTTCTGGTTCTTCTATATCCATATCTAAAGCGCTGGCCACAGCTATGCCCACCCACTCGCTAGACTGCGCACTGGCCCGCCACTCGCTGGCATAGATGGCCCTTTGAACCCGCTCAACGTCTTTCAGTGAAAGGTTTGTGAAAGCATCAGGCCAAACCCAAGGCTCTGATACGCCCACAGAATCGCCATTGGCAAGCTCCACAGACACCATTTGCCGCCAAGTATCGTCAACTGAAGGTGGTGCCAAGTTGTCTTTGCTATCGCCTTCCCTGCTGTACCGCCAGAACTGGTCCTCTGGTATGTCAGCCTCGCGCGCTTCCTTGGCAGTCATCCGCTGCAGCCGCCGAACGTGGCGCGCAGCATCTACTAGCGCACTAGCGCCCCTGGCATCAGACACGCTGGCCTCTACCTGCGCATTGCCCTTCCTTACATGGTGAACAAGCTCAATGCTGCAATTGCCATCGTTGGCCACTTGCGCCCAGCGCTTCACAACCAAATCAATTGCCGTGTTGTCGTTCTCGCTCAGCTGGTGCGATGACACAAAAGGGTCAACGATCAGGCAGTCAATCTTTAAGTCTATGATGTGAGCCGTGAGCGCATCAGCTGCTGGCGTGAGGATGTTAGTGCCAGCAATATTAGTGGCCATGATCAGTGGCTCATCGCGCCCGCTGTTAACTAAAAGCCTGTCGCCGAGCTCACCCTGGCTCACGCCAAAGTGCTGGCATATTGCGGCTATCCTGCGCTGCAGTTCGTCTAGCGGATCTTCTAAATTCCAGACCCACACGCGGCGCTTCTCTGTCTTTACGCCCATCAAGTCTCGCCCGGTAGCCATCGCCACAGCCTCGGCCAAGGTGATTGCCGTCTTGCCAGTGCCACCCGGAGCCACAGTGACAGAGAGAAATTTTCTAATATAGTGCCGCCCGTAAACCCACTGCCTTGGCGGGATCTTCGCAGGATCTTGCAGCACAAAAGGCTGCGGGCTGAGAAGGATTTTAGGCGCTTCTTCTATATGCTCACCGACTACCGGCTGGTCGCCCATAGAGCGCTGCTCGTTGCGCGGTATGGTGCCATCCAAAAGGCTATTTATGGTCTGCTCCACTTCCTGCCGGGGCAGCGGATCAGTGCCCATAGAGTTGAACAAATGGGCCTTTTCTTCTATCAATTGGCGGTCTAAACCGCCCTTGGCTAATCTACCTACCAGAGAGGCTAAATCGTTGTTTCTTGACCCAATTTGACTGCCTGCGTCAGCGACTGAGAAAGACCCAAAGCCATCCCCGCTGGCCACTGCCTGCGGCTTGGGCACATTAAAATTATCTATCTTGCGCAGGTCAGTGGCAGATAGCTTAGGCAGCATTCGCCAATCAACGTCCACGCCCGGATCATCTTGCCTCTCATATATATGGCCGCTCTCATGGATCGACCCTGGCGCAATGACACAACCGCCAGCCCCGCGCAGATCTATGCGAAGGTCGGGATTAACGCCGTTCCTGACCTCAAAGTTTGGGTCTGCTTGGAAATAGTAATGCTTGCCTTTAGATGTGCGGACAGTGCGCGGCGTGTGCGTGAGCTCTTTTTCCACATAAGCCATTGCAGCATCGCTGTCTGCATCGACAACGACTATTTGCTTGCCGGTGATAATTGCCCAATTGCACCCGCTGTATTTTGCAGAAGAAAGCCAGTATTCAACCTCCTCCGCTGGCGGCTCAGCTGCCTGATACTTTGCCCAGCTAACGACTGGCCGCTTATCTACTGGGTGAGCAGGGACTACCGTGAAGCCTTCCTCCCAAAGCGCCCTCGCCTCTTCTTTGGCTTGCTCACGATTTACCATAAGCTCAGCCACTGGCCTGTTCGCCAAAAAGGTCCGGGCGAAGCTCACTGCGCGGTATGCCGGTGATTGACTCCACCTGTAGCACCCGCTCAGCTGGTATCTTGTCGGCCCACTTCCACTTGTAAACTGAGCCGCGACTAATTTCTAAGCGGCTGGCGAGCTCGCTAACTTTAATTTTCTGCCAGAGGTTTTCGTTGTTCATGTTTCAACTGTACACCTAAAAGGTGACAGCTAACAAAGGTGACTGACTTTTTGATAAGTGTTGTTTGTTGTCACCCTAAGGGGTACAGTCTGGAAACATAAATAAAAAGGAACAGAACGATGAGTGACATCGGTGATCGAATTTGCGATCTCCGAAGAGCCAGGGATCTAAGCTTGAGACAGCTGGCTGAAGTATCGGGGATTTCTCACAACCAAATTCACAAGTACGAAAAAGGCATCAGCGTACCAAACCGCGACACAGTGGTGGCTTTGGCCAAAGTCTTCAATGTCAAACCCACTTGGCTGTTGTTTGGCCGTGACATTGACGCGACAGAATCTGACAGCATCCAAGAAAAGTTTGACGCGCTCAAAGAAGGCGGCAAGCAAATGATAAGGGACAACATCAACTATTTACTTTCTTTGGAGAGTGCAGAAAAGCAGAACGGGGAGCAGTAGCAGTGATAAGGAAGTTAGAAGAAAATAAGAAAAATCAACGAGTCTTCGACAAATACATTGACCTGGCGGTGACAAACGAAAATATGTTTGCCCGCAAATACCGGGGCTACAGCCTTTTCGTGAGCGGTCATAAAGCTGTAGAAGGAGTCGCCGCACTGCGCTCGATCGGTCTAGTTGAAACGCAGACTGGCGAAATCCTCGCAGGAAATCAAAACAAGAGATTTTATGAAGGCGACTTCGGCACTTGCGTTTGTCTTTGCATGGCGGGTGCTTTTTTGGCGGTGAGAATCGGTAAAGAGATTTTTTACGTTAATGTGAAAAACTCAGATCGAACAGCGGTTATGGATGTTGCGCGTAAAACACACTGCATTTACGACCTGCGCGCGTTGCCAATTCAAGCGATAGCAAGGCAAAGCAAAAACGTGATCCACCTAGCATTCTAAAAAAATTGTTTCTTTTGTACACTTTTAGTTGACAGCTATCTGTGTACCCCTTACTGTTCTTCTTGTAATAGAAAAGGAGACAGTAAGTGAACGAACAAGTAACACAAACAAACCAACCAATCCCCGGCTCAAACGAGCCATCCCTAGCCGCCATCGCGTTCAGATGGCGACTACTTAAAGACGCAGAAGAAAAAGCCAAGCTTGAGCGCGTGAAGTGCGAGAGCGATATGCTGCCATTTCTTGACCAGCGAGAAGAAGGCGCTTGCACCACCACTTTAGAAGACGGCACTAAGATCACCGTCAAAAATGCTTATGGTCGCAGTATCCACTGGGACACTTGGAAGCGCATCCAGAAAAGAATTCCCACAGAGTTACACCCCATCAAGATGGTCGAAATTTTGGACGAAACCCGCCTCAAGTTCTTACTTCAGAACGAGCCCGATACATACAAGATCATCAGCGAGGCAATCACCACCACCCCGCGCAAGCCAAACATCACAGTAAAAGAAGGAGGTAAGTCCTGATGGCTTTCGATCTATCCGCAATATCAAAAACAAAGATGGTGCGAGAAGTTTTCGCTATTCTCTATGGCACCAGCGGCGTGGGTAAAACGACAGTCGCAAGCCAAGCAGACTCGCCCGTGTTCATTCAAACCGAAGACGGCGCAGGCAGCTTAGCGCTGAACGCATTTCCTATCGCGCAGTCGTATGACGAAGTGCTGGAAGCGATCTCGTCACTTTATGGCGATCATAAGTTTAAGACGCTCGTGCTGGACTCACTTGACCACCTTGAACCATTGATCTGGAAAAAGGTCTGCGCTGACAACAACGTCAAGACCATAGAGCAACTTACTTATGGCAAAGGCTACACGCTGGCATTAGACCTATGGCGCGAACTGTTGCAAGCCATGCGCGGGCTGCGCGAAAAGAAGAAAATGCACATCATTTTGATCGCCCACCACGCGCTGCGCAAATTCAGCGATCCAGAAATGGATCAGATTGATCGGTACGAAATTAAGCTCAACAGCAAAGCCAGCGCGTTAGTGCAGGAAAGCTGCGACATGGTTTTGTTCTGCAAGCACAAAAACATCACCAAAAAAGAAGATACCGGCTTTGGCAACTCGCGCACGCGAGGCATCAGCACCGGCAAGCGC